CAAGCGTATTGGAACCGTGATGCAGTCCTTGCAACTGGTTGGGGTGCAAAAGCATGGAACGATAGTGAGTGGGGAAATTTAGCAGACGAAACAGTTTCATTAACAGGTGTATCATCTACAACTTCACTAGGTACAATTAGTAATGTTATAGACTTATCTGTTGCTTTGACAGGAGTTTCATCAACAGCATCCACTGGTTCTATTTCACCGGTAATACCAAAAACTGTAGAAGTCGGTGGTGTATCTTTTCAATCATCTGTTAACTCAATTACAAATGTAATAAATGTATCTTTTGCTTTGTCTGGATTGTCTTCAACGGCAGCAATTGGTGTAGTAGATCCTGCGGATCAAATTATGGGATTAACAGGACAAGAGTCTACAGTTGCTCAAGGAACTGCAGTTGCACCAAACGAAGATGTATCACCAACAGGTTTGGGAATAACTTCATCACAAGGAACAGCGTTAGGCGTAACTTCACACGAGGCCGATCTAACTGGTTTTGCTGTAACAACTGGCCTAGGTTCTGTCGTAGTTCCAAACGATGCAGCTTTATTATCAGGATTAAATATAGAGACTACTTTAGGTTCTTTAGTAGGACTAGGTTCTGCAGTTGAAACTTTAACCGGACAGTCCTCAACGGCTTCTGTAGGTAGTTTAACAATAGCTGATGTAATGGGATTAACTGGTGTTTCTGCTACGGCTTCTGTAGGAACTGTAGATCCAAAAGACCAAGTTATGGGATTAACTGGACAATCGGCTACAGTTAGTGTAGGAGCAGTAAATGTATTAGCGTATGCTAATATTGACACGGGAAGTAACACATCGTATAGTGATGTTTCAACGGGTTCGAATACATCATATTCGGATGTTGCAACTGGCTCAAATACAAGCTATAACGATGTAACAGGAGAAGCAGCTTAATATGGCATCAACATATACACCTCTCGGTATTGAACTTCAGGCAACTGGTGAAAATGCCGGAACATGGGGTACAAAGACAAATACAAACTTACAGATTATCGAACAGATAGCTGGTGGATATATAGCTAAGTCCATTGCTGGTGGCGCACAAACAACTGCATTGTCAGTTTCTGATGGATCAACTGGAGCAGAATTAGCTCACAGGGTCATAGAATTTACAGGTACAATTACAGGAAATCAAATCGTTACAATACCTTTAGATGTACAAACTTTTTATATTTTAAAAAATTCAACTTCTGGTTCTTACACAGTACAATTTAAATATGCGTCTGGATCAGGAAATAGTGTTACTTTTACTGCAACACAAAAATCTACAAAGATAGTTTTCGCAGATGCATCTGATGGAACTAACCCAAATATTTATGAAGTATCAACTGCAAGTGATGTGGTTGATGATACATCTCCACAATTAGGTGGTGATTTAGACACTAACTCTTTTAACATTCTTATCGACGATGATCACGGTATTAGAGATGAAAACGATAACGAACAATTAGTATTTCAAACAACATCTTCAGCTGTAAACCAATTAGAAATTACAAATGCTGCAACAGGTAACGATCCAAAATTAGCTGCTGCCGGTGGTGATTCAAATATTGATTTAGCTTTAGCACCAAAAGGATCTGGTGAAATTGTGGTTGGAACTGGAGCAGCTGCACCAACAATTACATCAAGTGGTGCGTATGATTTAACTTTAGATACAAACTCTGGAACAAATTCTGGTACAATCGTTATTACAGATGGTGCAGATGG